CTTTCTACTTCAAATGGTATGGGTAAAATACAATCATTGATACAGACTTATGAGTATTATCTTAAAATGATTAGAGACGTGACCGGACTTAATGAAGCTAGAGATGGTACATTACCAGACAAGCAGTCATTAGTTGGTTTGCAGAAGTTAGCTGCCGCTAATTCAAACGTAGCTACAAGACACGTATTACAAGCTAGTTTATATTTAACTCTTAGAACTTGTGAAAACATATCATTAAGAGTGGCCGATGCTTTAATGTTCCCAATGACTAAACAGTCTTTGATGTCTAGTATATCTAGGTACAACGTAGGTACGTTAGAAGAGTTATCTGGTTTAAATATACATGACTTTGGTATATTCTTAGAACTAGAGCCAGATGAAGAGCAAAGACAAATACTAGAACAAAATATTCAAATAGCTTTACAAGCTGGACAAATAGGTCTCGAAGACGCTATTGACATTAGAGAAGTTGCTAATTTAAAGTTAGCTAATCAAATGTTAAAGAAACGTAGGAAAGATAAAGCAGCTAGAGAACAACAAGCGCAGCAAGCTAATATGCAGGCTCAAGCACAGTCTAATGCTCAACTAGCAGAGCAAACAGCTATGGCAGAAGCTCAGAAGCAACAGATATTAACTGAGCAAAAGATGCAGCTTGAAAAAGCTAAGAGTGATTTTGAAGTACAAAAGATGGAAAGAGAAGCACAGATTAAACAACAGTTAATGGAACTAGAGTTTAATTACAATATGCAACTTACTCAAGCTCAAGGACAAAGTAAGAAGACTCAAGAAGAATTTAAAGAAGATCGTAAAGACGAACGAACTAAAATACAAGCAACGCAACAATCTGAGTTAATAGATCAAAGAAAAAATGATTTATTACCGAAGAACTTTGAATCCGCAGGTAATGATACTATGGGTGGATTTGGCTTAGAGCAGTTTGGCCCTAAGTAATTTTATATTAACTATTATATTATATTATGTCAGAAGAAGTAAAAGAAGAAGGTTCTTTTAAAGTAAAAAAGAAACCAGGTAGACCTAAGAAACTTACCAACAAAGGAGAAACTATAAAAGTAGATTTATCTAAAAAAGAAGATCCTGTAGAAGAAGAAGTAACAAAAGTTGTTATTGATGAAGCTAAGGAAGAGGCTGTTAAAGAAGAGCCAGTAAAAGAAGTTGTTAAAGAAACAACTGAAGAAGCTACTGAAGAAAAAGTAATTCCAATACAAGAGGTTACTGAAGAAGAAAAAGTAGAAGAAAAGAAAGAGCCAGTTATAGAAACTGCTCCAGAGCCAGCTAAGCCAGAAATTAACTTACCAGAAAATGTAGAAAAGTTAGTTAAGTTTATGGAAGAAACAGGTGGCACAGTTGAAGACTACGTTAGATTAAATGCTGACTACAGCAATATAAATGACGATGCTTTAATTAGAGAATACTACAAACAGACTAAACCACATTTAGACATCGAAGAGGTTAACTTCTTATTAGAAGATAACTTTTCATTTGACGAAGATATGGATGAAGAGCGAGATATAAAGAAAAAGAAACTTGCCTTCAAAGAAGAAATTGCTAAAGCCCGTAAATTTTTAGAGGACACTAAGAGTAAATACTACGACGAAATCAAGTTGAGACCCGGCGTAACTCAAGACCAACAAAAAGCTACTGACTTTTTCAATAGATACAACGAAGAACAGAAAATGGTTCAAAATCAACACGAGAGGTTCCAGAATAACACTAAAAACTATTTTAACCAAGAATTCAAAGGTTTTGACTTCAATATTGGTGAAAAGAAATTTAGATATGGAGTTTCGGATACTGATGGTGTTGCTAACACCCAATCTGATCTAACTAATTTTGTTGGGAAGTTCCTGAACGAGAAAGGTGAAGTAAAAGATTATGCTGGTTACCACAAAGCCATTTATGCTGCTGAAAACGCTGATACAATAGCTAATCATTTCTATGAGCAAGGCAAAGCCGATGCTGTAAAAGATGTGATGGCTAAATCTAAAAATGTAAGTAACGAACCTAGAGTAACATCTACAGGTGATGTATTTATTAACGGGATGAAGGTAAAAGCAATTAGCGGTGTAGATAGTTCAAAGTTAAAATTAAGAATAAATAAAAACAAATAACTTAAAACTAAAACAAAATGGGAACATTAACAAGTAACTCCCCGGGTTTAGTACCTGCTCCAATTAAAGGGCAAGCATTAAACTCTAATTACTTAAGCTTCACTGACGCTGCTGGCGGAAACTTTGCTCAGCAATATTTACCAGAGCTTTATGAAGCAGAAGTAGAAAGATACGGAAACCGAACAATAGGCGGTTTTTTGAGAATGGTAGGAGCTGAAATGCCTATGACTTCTGATCAAGTAGTTTGGTCTGAACAAAATAGACTTCACGTATCTTACGACACAGCTGCTATTGGTGGAGCTGGTAATCACGATAAAATTGTAATTACCACAGAAGCTAACAAAGACTGTGCTATAAAAGTTAATCAAACTATCGTTGTACAAGGCGCAACTGGTGAAATGACAGCTTTAGTAACCGCTGTACCTGCTAACGCTGGTGGAGGTGCTACTACAGTGACAATCACTTGTTTACCTTATACAAATGCTGATTTTGTTGCTGGTGCAAATGGTTTATTCGCTCAAGGAGCTGCTGTAACTGTATTTGTATACGGTTCTGAATATGCTAAAGGTTCTCCTACTGCTGATGGAACGTTAACACCTTCTTTCACTCAACACAACAACAAGCCTATTATACTAAGAGACGAGTTTGAAGTCAATGGTTCTGACGCTGCTCAAATTGGTTGGGTTGAAATAGCTACTGAAGATGGTGCTTCTGGATACTTATGGTATTTAAAAGCTGAATCTGAAACTAGACTAAGATTTGAAGACTATATGGAAATGTCGATGGTTGAAGCTGAGAAAAAATCAGGTACTTCTACTGTAACTGTAGACGGTTCCGAAGGTTTATTTGCTGCTATTAAAGATAGAGGTCAAGTAATGGACGGTTTTGGTGCTGCTATTGAAGGTACAGGCGCTTTAGCTGATTTTGATTTAATACTAAAGCAATTAGACAAAGAAGGTTCTATTGAAGAAAATATGCTTTTCTTAAATAGACAAATGGCTCTAGACGTTGATGACATGTTAGGTGCTGTTAATGGATCTGTAAGTGGTTTAGCAGCTTCACTAGGTGCTTCATTTGGTTTATTTAACAATGAATCAGAAATGGCGCTTAACTTAGGATTTTCAGGATTTAGAAGAGGTTCTTATGACTTCTATAAGTCTGATTGGAAATATCTAAATGATGCTTCTACAAGAGGTGTTTTAGGTTTAACTGCTATAGCTCCTGGAAACACTGTTGAAGGTGTTTTAGTTCCTGCTGGAACTTCAACTGTTTATGACCAAATATTAGGTCAGAACATAAGACGTCCTTTCTTACATGTAAGATATAGAGCTTCTGAAACTGAAGACAGAAGAATGAAGTCTTGGATCACTGGCTCTGTTGGTGGTGCTTACACTTCAAGTCTTGATGCTATGAAAGTTAATTTCTTATCAGAAAGATGTTTATGTGTTCAAGGTGCAAATAACTTCGTGTTATTCCAAGCCTAAGCAAAACAATTACAAGGTGGTCGAAAGGCCACCTTTATTTTAATTATTATATTATATTATATTATGGAAACAAAAGAAAAAAAGTGGGAGATAAAAGATAGGCATTATCTTTTAAAAGGTATGAAACCTTTAAATTTTATATTAAGGTCTAGATCTAATAGAAGACAACCTTTGTTGTATTTTGATGAGGAAAAAGGGCATAATAGAGAACTTAGATATGCTACTAATCAAAAATCTCCATTTGTTGATGAACAAGATGGTCAAGCTATGCTTGGTCATATTGTATTTAGTAATGGTGTGCTTTATGTACCTAAAAATCAACAATCATTACAAAAATTATTATCTTTATACCACCCTTTTAAAGATAAAAAGTATTATGAATTTGACTCAGTGGTTGAAGCTGTCGATGAATTAGATGATTTAAACTTACAAATAGAAGCTTTAAATTTAGCTAAAGACATGGACATAGACAAAGCAGAAGCTATAATGAGAGTTGAATTAGGTTCTGATGTAACTAAGATGAGTACTAAAGAACTTAAAAGAGATTTACTACTATTTGCTCAAGATAATCCAGAATTATTTATAGAGCTTTCTAATGACGAAAACGTCGAACTTAGAAACTTTGGAATAAGAGCTGTTGAAGTTAGCATTATAAAATTAGCTAGTGATCAAAGAACATTTACTTGGGCTAGTAATGGTAGAAAATTAATGACAGTTCCTTTTGATGAAAACCCATATTCAGCGTTAGCTGCTTGGTTTAAAACAGATGAAGGTCTTGAAGTTTACAAATCTATCGAGAAAAAGTTCAAATAACAAGTGACTATAATTATGAGGGGTTACATAAGTAACCTCTCTTTTTAAAATATTAAAAATGGCAATAAGCGTAGATACTGTATATAAAACTGTATTACTT